GTATTGGATGTGGGTATGCTTAACATTGCATTAAAGCGGAGTGGGGTGAAGGGAGCGATATACGTAGATGGTGACGATTCGGTTATTATAGTCGAACGAAACGATGTACGTCTCCTAAAACTTTCATTCTTGGAGCAGTGTGGGATGCGAGCCAAGGTCGAGTACGCTTACGAGTTTGAGCAAATTGAGTTTTGTCAAACACGTCCTGTTTTTGATGGTGTGGCCTGGAGGATGGTTAGAAATCCCAGGCGTGTGATAAGTAGAACCCCGTGGATTGTAAAGCGCAATCACCTCAATGTCGTTGGAAGGTATCTTAAGAGTTTGGGTCTGTGTGAGTTGGCACTATCAGCTGGTATGCCTGTGACACAGTCCCTTGCACTTAAATTGATAGAGCGTGGTAGTGGCAAGTATATGGTCACTGATTTACATCACCAAGCCATGCGTGAATACATACAACCAATTCATGCGAAAGCACGACACATTAGCGATGAGTGTCGAGAATCGTATGCACGTGCGTGGGACATTTCTGTGGGAGAGCAGTTGGAGCTTGAGGCCGGTACGCTTGTCGACCCTATGCCTGAATGTGAAACAACATTTGAGCAGTGGGGAGGCGAACGGCCGTCGTTCGGAAACGTGGTTTCAATACAACATGGTTCGAAAGCGTGTTAAGAAAAATAACAATAAGGGAAATAAGTCGGTGGCAGCTAAGAGTGCCGGACCGACACGAGCGTTGGTACCAGTTGGTATACGGCAACAGCGACAATCAAGGATACCCCGTGGGCGTCTTAACTTTGGTTCACCTAAGTTATCACAAAATGGGTTAGCTTTCTTGAAGTGTGCTTTTGCGTCACCGGATTTTTCAGTAGATCCTGGTAAAGGTATACCTGATCAATTTCATGGGCGGACGCTGTCAATAAAGGATTGTTTTACCACTGCATTAAATTTTGCTGCTGGTTTAGACACTTATATATTGATAGCGCCCGTTCCTGGGTATGCCTACTTTGTGGGCACAAGTACTACAGTTGGAGGGCCTCCCCCCACTACGTTCGTTGGAGTACCATTTCCGACCTATGAAACTAATTTTGGAGCGACAGGCATAGACTCAGATAACAAATTCTCTAAATTCAGATATGCTTCCCTAGCTGCTGGACTATATCCAACATCTAATTTTATGCAATTTTCTGGATCAATCCAGGTGTGGCGAGTAGATTTAAACTTGGCCGAGACAAGCACCACGGCAGTTACTGCTGTGGGGCCACCTGTAACTACTAATCCTAACTTTCTTCAAAAGCGGATTCAAGGGTTACAGGGGGTTACGACTCTCGTACCTCGTGATAACTATTCGGAATCATTCATTAAGGGCGCTTATACATTTGCCTTTGATAAAACACAAGACTTTGAGTGGCAAGATTTTGTCTCTGCTCCCACGTATATACAGAGTAATGCGGTTGGGGCTAGCTCATTAGATTTTGATGGTACACACAGATTGACTGGATTAGGTAATGTCAACACATTAGTGTATAAGATCAGTACTCCAGTTGCTGCCGTGAATACAGCACTATTCCGTGTGTGGAATTGTATCGAACTACAACCCGATACAAATTCTT